CGCTAGTTGTAGTTAGTACACTTAATTCATAACCCACAGTGTCATTAGTTAGTACGATAGTTGGCGCACCAGTTGGCGTAATCTCGCCTAGTAAAATTACTACCCGAACAAAGTCAGAATCGCCTACATTAGAAACAACTAACTCGTCTGATAATTGAGTGTTCACCAAATCATTTAACGAACTAGCATCAATTACAAACGTTTCAAATCCGGTTAGAGCTTCAATAAGGTCTAATGTTGAGTTAATGCGAGAAGTAATTGCCGAGCCTAAATTAGACACCGCAAGCAGACTGGACTTTGTTCCGTTGGCTAATAAAGCTAAATTGCCTGCGGTAATGACATAATCAGCGTCGCCTCCCGACGAGCCATCTGGTGCTGGATCTGGTTCAGGTTGTTCACCTGGAAATGGAGCACCTGGCATAACTAATCCTCATTTTCATCTTCGTCATCTTGTATTGATAACGTAGTGTTTCCCATGTCGTCTGTGCCGATCATACCTTTACGTCGTCCAGCTTTAGGTATGATGTTTTGTATAACTATCGGCTTTTGTTCTTGCTTAGGCTGTTCGATGGAACGATTTTGTATTGTTTCCATGCTCATCCTAACTCGCTCCAGTTGCTGTTCTGACGCCAATCGTCGCTCTTCCATAAGCTTCTCTGACTCGGCCAAACGAATCCGCATTTGCTCAAGCTCAAGTTTTTGAATCTCAAGAATTTGAGCCATGCGATTAGTTTCTTGTTGAATTGCTTGTTTGTTAGCATCCGACTGAGACATTGCCTGGACTTTAAGCATATCAACCTGAACAGAACTTTGCTTAACCTGTATCTCTTGTTGAGCCAGGGCAAGTTCCTGCTGTTTAAAATATTCATCAGTTTGCTGCTTCTGTACTTCCAACTGCGAAGCAAGTTGATCCCGTTGCATCTTGAGTTGTTGGTCTTGGTAAGCAAGCTGATTCTTTGTAGCCTTGTCCTGCATTTCCATCTGCATGACCTGAATCTTAGCTTGTGACTCCACCTGAGCTATTTGGAGACGCCCCTGTACCTCAAGCGTTGTAGGGTCCGGCGGCGGCGGCTGTTTAGCAGCTTCTTCCTTAGCTTTCGCAATTTCTCCAACTTGCTGCATAGCCTTTGTGAAAATACCATCGAGTTCCTTGCCTCCTTTCATGCGTTTAATCATGTTTTGGAACAGGGAGATACTGAAGTCCAAAAGCGGTGGGTACTGGTCTACTAAGCCTCTCATCTGATCAAAGAACTGACCTGCCTGTTCGATAAGCATGGCACCGTCTTGCTGCTGTTGCTGCTGGTCGATGGCAATCATGCTGTCAGTAGCAATCTGGATGCGGTAGCTACGCTTCTTGTTGTCACGAAGCAATCCGATGATCTGCTGCTTCATTTCATCAATCTTTTGCAGTGGATCTGGAGCAGGAGGTGGAGGTGGTGCCATTGGCGGCATACCTTCTGGGGTCATCTCTGGCATTGGAGGGGCTGGTGGAATGTAGATCGTCGGCTCGATAAGAGCATCAGCATCACCGATGTCAAGGATTGTTTCTGGCTCAAACTGTTCCGCAACAATCGTGCCAAGGTTGCTTATGGCATCTGATATAAACTTGCTGAACATGTTTTGGCGTACAACCAAACCGAGGGATGACCATTGATTCTCCAGTCGATTAGCGGTTGCTGACTTATATTGTTCGCTTGTACCACGAAGCAAATCAGAAACTTTCAGCGTTTCGTAAAGCTGTTGAAGTGCTGCGCTACGAGCGCCTTGAAGCACGTTAAGAGCGTTTACAAATGGCTCGACTGGATAGAACTCTACTCCTGCTTGCAAGCCACCACGGCCCTTATAGGACGGCCAGTTAATGATTGGAGTACCCTTCAGGTCGCCAGCAAATAACTGCTCAACGGTTGGTCCCATTGCAGCGTCGTACAGGAAGTTAGTACGGATAGCCTGGGTTACGGCATGGATACGAGTGGTAAGCCGCTCAACCTCAAGAATCTGGTCACGAACGTGAGCATAGTCAGAAACAGGAACTACTGAGTCTGGGTCTGCTGACTGACGGATAACCGAGCAAGGATAGAACTTCTCAAACTTAGTAGGTGGTTCAGACGATTCAATAATAGCCTTTTCGCCTGTCTTTTGAAGCCAATACACCTTGTTAGTAGCTTCGCACCAAATCTCGTGTAGTTCTGCTTTACCCTCAAACTTATCCTCTTTACGAGCCAAGTCTTTCTTCATGACCTCTGGAAACGAGTCATAAACGAGGTCATTAGCTACATCACGGCCAAAGAGTTGTTCTGCCTGACTGCGGTCGAGGAAAGCACGACGAGACTGCCATTCGATTTCATCTTCGCTTCGGGCATCGGAGCAGTTGTAATCGTTGTATTGGATAACGTCGAGCAACGCTCTTTCACGAACCTTACGCTCAACCTCCATTGAAGCCATAAGAATGTTGCCTTCGCCTTCCTCAAGGATGTCGGTATCGCCTGTGTATGGTCGACCGCTACCGTCAATAATCTGGCCTGACGGGTCTTTGATTACCGCCATTTCCTCCAAAACGGTCTCAAACTTGGCAGCGTATCTCGCCCACAGAACGCTCTGACCAGTAAGCAAAAACTGTAATGCTGCGTTATAACCAACCTTATCGAAGTCGAAATGCGTATCCATGACGAACTGTGTGTTTCGTTCAAGGATTACGCTACCAAGCTCATAAGGTAAGCCACCTGTTCGCTTACGAAGGTTTACTTCCGCTTTAGGGGTAGAAGAGTAATAAGCAGGAAGCAAAGTATTGATACAATACCACCAAACATTAAGTCGTCGCTCGGCATCATTCAGGATTCCTACCTGTTTTTGAGCGTTATAAACCCGAATTGACTCTTCGGCGGTTTCTATAAATTTACGGCGACGTTCTTCGGATTGAGTGATTTGAGCCTTCCACCAGCGAGGACTGTACTTTTGGATGAGAGGCTTAATCTTAACACTCATATCTTAGCTCGTTTCTGTTGTGACCGCATTTGGGCAATATACGCCTGTAATTTAATCTTACCCTTGTTAAAGACTTCCGCTGGTTGTTCCCACTTAGCGTCTACCAGGCGTCCTTTGCAGAGGTACCGTAAAGCATCGCAAGCATGATCATTACCAGTAGAATCCGCATCTTCAGGGTTGCGTTTGTCTATTGACAGTGATGGTAGTGTTTCCAGCAAATATGGGCAACTAGCAAATATGTAGAGGAGCGGAGGGTTAGACACCAATCGTTGCCGTATTTGCGACCAGCCAGATATGCGGTCATTGTCAGCGGCTCGGAACGAGGGAAACTTATATTTGGCGAAGACCTGTGTAAACTGGTCGGCAATGCTTGGACCCCCTTCGTGGTTAAATATACTTGGGTCGGCAAAGGCTAATGGATTTTCTCCGACAGAAATTGCTCCAATTCGATTTGCCTGATCAACGTTATCAACTCCTTTTCCCCACATCTCACGGTATATGACGATGGCTCCTTTTTGGTACGGAACCTCGTTTCCAGCATCATCACGACCTGAACTGACAGCGCCCCAGATAGCAGCAAAAGGGCTGCGGTAACCCCAATCATACCCCATGTATCGGGGCCAGTGTTTAGGGATATTGAAAGGACTAATGATATGTTTAGAAGAAAACTCAGGAAAATAACTGCCTTCATGGATTTCAAAGTCTCCTTCAAGCCATGCACGAACAAGCTCTGGCGAGCCTACCATGTGCAGTCGGTTGATATACTCAGGGTCACGAGCGAGCAGAATCTGGTTATCGTGTACCCTACTCGGAATATAAATGTAGTCAAAGCTACTTCCGTTGGGTAACTGTTTTTGTAGGATTTTCATCCCTTTTGGCGCTGGCTTAATAAACAGCTCTTTAAGCCAACCGTGACCTACGCCGCCTGGGTTAAAGGTAAGTATAACCTGGCCACCGCCCTTACCTCGCAACGCTCCAAACAACTTCCATATACAGCTTGGGTCGGAATAGTTACCTGCCTCCTCTATCGCCGCATGGCTAAGATTCTGTCCTTGATACTTTTCAGCATCTTGGTCGTTAGCCAACGGACGAAACCGCAACCGACCGCCGTTAGGGAACGTAAACTGCTTTTTCTGGTCCTGCCAGTGAGCTTCTAGGGGTAGGTAAATCTGCTTTGCCCGTTCGATGAGGTCATCCGCTTGAGGGAGTTCTTTTCTAAAAAATATCGCATTGAAGTCACTGCCGAATTGCTCCTGAGCTATGGCAAACTTGCCTAATACGCCGTCAGTTTTACCTCCACCTCGTGCACCGCCGTAGCCTATAAGGGTTATAGGGCAGTGGATCAGAGCTTCTTGAGGACCGGACTGGGGAGCCCATACAACCTGCTCGTTAGCCTGTAACTCAGCATCCATTCTTTAACTCGTTACATTCAGCCCAGAACTCTTCCCAATTAAGCTCGTATAACTCCTTAACGAACTCCTTTTCGCACTCAATACAGAGGTTTGTAGTTATATCCCACAGTGAGCCACATTCGGGACACTTCCAATGACCGCTATTGTCCATCGTCACCTACCATTACAGCGTTATCGCCGTATATGCGCTCTACCTTACAGTTAGGGTTTTGGCAGTAAAAGTAGAAATCTATGCCGTCCTGAACGCTGGCGGTAGAGACGTGGTTGCACCAAGGACATCGGCGTGTAGTTTCTGTCTCATCCTTCATGCGGTGTTCTATGCCCACTATTTTATAACCTCTTCATCTCCAGGCATTGAATTAAACGGTCTCCATGCCACAGGAGCGTCATAACCATCGGAATTTGGCAGTGACCAATTATTATCAATGTATTTCCCAAGCACTACCTTTTTCTTATCCCCGTTCTTAATTAGGGCATAAAGCAACTCGTTATTGGATGGCATTTCTTGCGAGCATAATTTCCACGGATTTTGTTGTTCTGTCATCTCAAGCCTCCAAAGCAATGCACAACTAAAAATAAACCAAATTAACATCGGTAATAATGGCAAATGGTCCTTCATGCGGTGTTCAATGCCCATTACTTCTCCTCCGGTGGTTTAGGCAGCGGCATCCAGTAAGTAACTCTGTCTAAATCGGTATGGGAGCGGTGATAAAAACGATCTTTGCCGTTAAATACACCTATCTCTTGAAAGTTAATTCTTTCACTTTCCTTGTCCCATTCATCGATAAAATCAACGCAGAAGATGCAGTCTTGACCTTCCTCCGGCAACTGCTCCTTAACGCTGACCCACCCGCTAGAAGGGTTCACATCAACCATCTTCTCCATGTGGAGGATATGCTCGCAACTATCCTGCTTTTCCGGAGAGTTCATTACATTGTCGGCGTCAGCAACCTCATCCTTTGGTGGTATTATGTAAGGGTCTGGAACATAAAATGGTTTTGTCATAGTCCCTCATCTCCGTGTATTGCGGTATGTTTCCAGTTTTCTAATTCTATCTCTAGTTCACTAATCTTCGTTTTGTACTCATCCTTTGCGGCTTGGTAGCCAGCGAGAAATGCGTGTTTAGTCCAATAAGCTGATTCGTTATCATAGCGGATATACTCCTCTGCCAACTCTTCAGGTGTTTTAGTCATCGACTGCCCTCACAAACTTAACTTCCTTAAATCCCTTGGCCTTCAAATCACACATCCAGACAAGTTTATTGTGGCCTTTTGGCATAGGCTCAAGGCTTGTTTCGCACCAATAAAGGATATGACACTTGGTTTTATCGCTACTAAACGAGCCTTCTACGATTTCCCCGTCGGGTGTTTCAATAGCCCAAAACTCAAGTGTTTTAGTCATAACCACCTTACTTTTCGCTTAAAAGATCACAAAGTTTGTCTTTTAACTCTAAGTATTTATTTGCATATTGTGACATTGCAGCGTCATACCCCTCCTGCCATTGACGTGGTTGCTCAAGTTGAGCTTGCAAATATCCAGCTAAGTACGACTGCTCTAAGTGATATACAAACGATTCAAGTAATTCTTTATGATATTGAGTTTTACCAACGTATTTTTTAGCTTTTTCTAATATCTCTCGTTCGTTTTGATTTTTACTCATATTCCCCACTTCCGGTTATCTTTACTGTTTGTTTTTTAAGTGAGCGTCTATAGCCGCTGTACGAGCTTCCTGTGCTTTTTCTCGGTCTAACTCTACCTGTCGTTCAGCTAAAAAAACGTGCACATACAGAGCTTCAAGCGAGTCAAAACGAGCTTTATGCCAACTAAGCCATATACGCTTAAACATACCTACTAAACCGCTATATGGGGATAACTGGTCCTTTAACTTCTGGCTTTCACAAAACCCAGCCTTAAACGCTAAACGAACTGCTCTGTAGTCGTCGTTTTTTAGACACCACTGCGATGCAAACTTTTCAGCCTTATCGCTTAACTCACGGTTCATATTCCCCACTTCCGGTTATACTCAGCCTCAGTTATCTGGTTAGCCTTTAAATCGACTAACCCACGGCACCACCTACCACCACATGGCACCGCTTCAAACTCAGTCACGACGATAGTAGCCTTCCCGCAACCTGGACATACGAAATACCACGTTCTGTACGTTTCTGCTATATTCTTATTCTTTGTTAAGGAATTTTTCGGCAAACTCTTCTTTGGATAACGGTTTTGCACTAACGACACTTCTCACCTCACCACTATGCTGGATAAGCTGTGTTTCATTCCAACCAAGCTTAGTCTTAATCAAGTGAAGCAATATAGCCGTATTCCCATTCAACGCCTCCCCCATAGCCACCGTAGCGAGCCCCTTACGCATCTCACCCTCACCATCAGCGTACTCATCGGCATAGTACTTATCCAGAATATACGGGCTTATACGAGCCGCTATAGCGACATTCCCACGAGTTAATCCCATCCGTGCCATATCCCTAATCTGAGCTCCTAAACGCTCACATTTAGTATGCGAAGGACTCTGCTTATGTATGACAGGAGCTTCATTTTGAACATTTAGATCGAAGTTTTCCCCGTTTTTGACGACTTCTACCTCAACTATTTTCGTATCTAACTCATCCATATAACTCACTAATAAAAATAATTTAAAAATACCCTCTTGACAAAGTGTGATGTAACCCCCCCTAATAGGGAAGTCCTTTTCTTACACCCCCCTTCTAACGCAACTTCACCTACACAAAGAATTACCTCACTTCTCGTTACGTTCTTTCTCTATTCTATTATAAAAAAACATTATTAATCTTATAAATATATTTCAGATCTCTACTACGTTCTCTGCTTAGATTCATTCTTTCCTGCCAGTCGTTACTTTCTCCTACCTTACGCCAAGCAAAGCTATACCTATACTATACCAACAGCCTCGCTATGCGGGTCGCCGCCTGGGGCGTCGATCCATAACCTCGCTTGGCGGTATATTTTTCAACTCTTCAAATAACTCAACTTCAGTTCAAATCGTTTCCAAAATCAAAAACTCTATTACTAGATTTGTAGAACCCTGTTTGAGAAAGGGTAGGGAATTTTATATGTGGAGTGAGATATAGCTATAACCGGTACCCTCTTCGTTTTCAAATTCGTTTCAAAAACGAAAACTCTAATAGAGGAATCTCAATAACATACTGGAATCACTAACCTAATTCTTTACTTAACTAGTTTTCTAATTCTCGTTAGGTAGTAACTATGCGCACTCACTCATTAATTTCATGAAGTCTCTGTCACTCATACCGCTTACCTCACGCAACGCTAGTATTTCTGCGAGGTGATACATACGCTTTACCCGCTCACGGTAGCACCAGGCATGGTGTGACATACCGAATAGAGCAGCTGCCCTACGTTGTGTAAGCCCCATGGTGTAACGTATACGCCTATAGAGGTTATCCTTAGGGTAAGGCATAGCATGACGATAGCTACCTACCCACCACTTATCATTCACAAACTGTCTATCTATTGCACGTTGCCGCACGTTATATACCTAACCTTATATAATTAGAATCATACATCATACTTAATACTATACGGTAACAGGTAACACTCACACAACCATGAGAGGGTTACAGCACTGTCACGACTTGTTTCAGCATGACGAAACTGACCCCACTTTTATTCACAACTTTCTCAAGATTATTTCATCTTATGCCGAATCATATATTGACTGTAGTACATCATACATGTATAGTATGATTATTGAGTGAGTGATTAACGCTCACGATTAAGGGGAAACAATATGAACATCGAGATAGACGACAACATTGCAGAGGGTACGGAATACGAGATCAAGGTTAACGGCCGATCCGTGTTCATTGGCGTGGCTGAGTACGACGGTGATGCCGATGATACTGCCAACCGTATCGCCTTTTCGTTGTACGGGGAGAGCTTGCACACAAAACTAACTATCACGGTATCAGCACTGTAGTGCCTAGTGTATCCGTAGACTCCCCATGAGTAGGGAGTTTATCGGTAACATTGGGTTACCTGTAACGATAGGAGACAACATGAATAAAGCACGACTACGACAAGACTATACTTTATCGGGATGCTGGATTACGGATCTAATTTGCGGGGTGTTCATTGGCTTGGTTTCATTCGTAGGATTAGTTTTGTTTTTTTCATGGTAATACTTGCATCCTATGTGGGATGTGTGGCATCATACAGTGAGTAGTTAATTTTTAGGGGAAACATATGACGATCAAAGTAGGTGACAGAGTACTGACGAAAGTAGGGTCCGGCGTAGTAGTAGCGAAGCGCAAAAAACCACTCGGAAGCTATGTAGTTTATGACGTTTTGATCGATGGCAAGGTGTGGACTTGTAGAAACGTATATTTAGACAAGTAAGGTTTACAGGGTATCCCACGGGGTACCCGATAGACCGGAATTCACCGGTGATAGGGGAAACATATGGCAGATCGAATAAATAAAAAGATGGTCGAAACACAATTCATCAACTTGTGTGACGCAATGGGGAAGTGAGTTGCTACTCATTACAAGGATGTAGGGGCATGGCGGTTGGATTATCAACGATGCTACGGCGGTTTCTGTATTGTGGAATTGACGGAGCACGGGGAGTCTCTCCCATATGGTCACGGGCGATATAAGGCAAGCGAGATGTTTAATATGCTCCAATTCGCACTACGTTCGATAGCTATCGACCGTTTGGATGGAGAAACCTTCACCGGCTCATTTTGGCCAACTGATAAGATTACCAACGCTAGAAACTAATAGGGGACACCATGAAAGCGATATTTTTCACACTAGCAATGATTCCAACCGTCGCAGCGGCTCAATTTGACGATGTGGACGCCCACGATGCCCCACAAGGCTCCATCTATGGCAACCCTAACCCTGTAATCATCCAGCCTGGTGTCCCCGTTCCAAGGGACAGAGGACCATGGGGAACCGGCTATAGCGTTGTCACCGAAACCAGGGAGCGGCCTGATGCTTGGGGTCGATTTTTAGGCGAGCGTGACGCTACGACGACGACAACCACGCAAAGGGTGGTTCCTAACGATGCCTTGGGTCAACCGATCAAAGGCATGGAACTCCCCTGGTAGTGAGTGCCCTACCTAGTGATAGGTGGGGTGCTGATTGCCAGTTCGGGATCTGTTTAACGCTAAAATGGGGGAAACCATGAAAAAGTATATTTGTTGTGCTGTGGTGTTGTTGTGTTCCGGTTGTACTGGAATCGAGCTTGGTGGACGTCTCGGAGTTTACCGAGTCGACGAACGTCAGGAGTCGAGCCGGACTAACGTAGAGAATAAAGTCCCGCTTAAATGCTACTTCGTAAGCTGTTCTGAACCGACTAACGACATCAAATAGGTGACATCATGATAGATCAGATCAAACAACTACTCTTTACGCCTACGGGTATCATCGTTTCGTTGCTCCATGTAGCGTTTTTTGTTGGTGCTGTAACCTGCTGGATCGGTATTCAGACTCAAATCCTTGGGAATGACCCAATCGAGCAGGTGCAACAACTAGGGAAACGACGATGAAGCCGGTTCAGGGTAGCCCTGCCGATCCAGGTTGGATCGGTGGGGTTGTTATAATCGCCGTGGCGGGTTGTGCTGTAAGATTACCCGCTGACCTATCCTACCACACCCTTCGCTTCTTTGGACTCAATAGCGGCCATTCCAGAGCCGTTATAAGCCAAGAGGTGACTAGAGCCGCTGATGCTTATGGCCTGGATCGGAACGTGTATCACGCCGTGATACAGGTCGAGAGTTCTGGGAACGTAACAGCGGAGAGCCCCGCAGGTGCTCGGGGATTGTCTCAGGTTATGCCATTTAACGCCAAGCGGTGTGGCTGGCATCCAGATCGGCTATGGGACCCAACTCACAACGTTCGGTGTGGCGCTCGTATATTGTCGGAGGAGTTAGAACGAACCGGCAACATCCGAGACGCTCTCACCGTGTACAACTGTGGCAAAATTAACTGCAAGGAGGGGAAAGAATACGCTAGAAAGGTACTTTCACTAGCTAAACAATTAGGCTAGTAAGATGTAAGATGTAATTTTATTGGAGACAACCATGAATATATTCAAAAAACTATTTAGACCGACACCGCCAACCGAGTTGATTGAACTAAAAGCAACCAAGCATTGTACTCGATGCAAAAAAACGCTCGAAACAGTGCAGTTCAACAAGTGCTCAAGAGCACCTGACGGGTTGCAGTATTGGTGCCGCAAGTGCCAGGGCGGTTTTGACCGCTCGCGCCTTAAAAAGAAGAAAAAGTTCCTTAGTCGAGTGCCTAAAACTAACTTCGAGAAAGCTACAATATCTCTGAACATTCCAGCGGTGCCACAAGCTCAGTACAGGCAGCTTGTGGAGCTTGCCAAGGCTCGAAAATGGCCGATGGAAAAGCTCTACGCTCAGATGGTAACGGATTTTTTAACACTTCACACAAAATAAGGGGAAGTAAATGAACGATAAAGCACTAATAACACAAAACAACGTGGAGATGCTAAATACACTCCGCAATACCGTTGCACCAGGGTTGACCGATAGCGAGTTTGCACTATTTGCGGAGATCGTTAAGTCAACCGGCCTAAATCCTGTCACTAAAGAGGTGTGGGCGATTAAAGCAGGTGGAAGGCTTCAGCTCATGACAGGGATCAACGGATTCCTGCGCATCGCTAATTCTCACCCCATGTTCGATGGTATGGAAGTTGAGTTTGACAAGGACGGGGATCGTATCGTAGCGGCAACCGCTAAGGTTTACCGCAAGGATAGACGCTTCCCAGCCGTGGCAACCGCTTTTATGGCCGAATATGGCAAGCCTACGCCAATCTGGAAGCAGATGCCGTCGGTTATGCTTGCCAAATGCGCTAAGTCTCTCGCAATCCGTGAGGCTTTTGTGCAGGAGTTAGGCGGTTTGTACACTCAAGAAGAGATGCCGGCTGAATTTGCTCCCCCACGAGCTACAACCATCCCTAAAGAGGCTTTAATCGTCTCTGAAAAGACTGGCAAGGTCATCGGGACCAAGGTTGAGGCCAAGGTTGAGCCTGTCGAGGACATTGTAGACGTAGAAACTGGGGAAATCTTAGTTGAAGAGGATGATTTACCTGACTCTATGCAGGTTAAGCCAAAAGCTAAGAAATCGAAGGCTACGACGACCTACTACAACCTGGAAACGCTACAGGGTGACAAGCTCGTCATCGCTGAAACGTACCTAGTGGCCAACAACGCCAAGCGGCTGACGGAGACACATTGGAAGTCACCTATCCGGCTTGAGAAACTGACTACCTGCATTGATGAGGCTTTCAATGAGTAACGATATACCACCGGCTGACTACTGCCGACCACGCTTTGACAGTCCGAGACCTGGCTATAAGCGGCACACCATCTTCATTAACGTGGATCTGTTGTGGCGCTGTAAGTCAGTGTGCTCAAAGGATAAAATCAGCTTCACCACGTTGCTGGAGGAGGCTTTGCGTAACCGTATTAACTATCACGGGAAACTAAAATGATTAGTCAGATAACACAGGACGCAATCACCTTTAGTGAGTCGTTTCTACCACATCCGAACAGGAACCAAGACCTGACGGACTACCAAGCAGCATACGAGGAGGGAGCCAAGCAGGTGCTTCGTTACCTTCAACAGTTTGCTGGTAGGGTAAACGCTATGGTGCCGCCGATTAAGTCCACTGGCTTCCAGGATGGACAGGTTGACGGCATCCTATGGACGGTGGAGCACGTCAGCACACTTTTCGGGATTGAATAATAAAAAAGCCGGTCAGGGGGAAACTCTGACCGGCCACGACAAAATCAATGGAGACAAACCTATGAACGTGTCTCCCCAAACTTACAGCATTATCCAAGCAGCGTCAAAGTCCAATTCTCACTCGGCGCACACCTTTTAGGCTCGCTTTTAAGCGATGAATTAGCCACCAGTTGTCCGTAGTCGCAGAAGAAACGTTTATTGCGTCTGAGGCCATTCTCGCCAGCCTCGTAGTCCACTAGGAAAACATTCCCGTCAGCATCCACAGCCTTAAACGTGCCGGTGCGGTTGCCCTCATGCGTTGAAATAGGAGCATACTCCGGCAAAATGCTGTAAAGGCGTTGGTGCAGGTCAGTGATAATAGGTTTATGCTTGTTTAACATGACGCTCCTTCAACCAGGCTTCAATCTCAGCAATTTTTACCCGACGGTGGGTTTTAAGTTTCAGATGTGGACACCCAGCTTTTAACCAACTGCGGATCGTCATATCAGAAACGCTAAAATAGGCCTTTGCTGCCGTTATCGTGACGTAATTGTTTTTTTCTTCATCGGTCATAAATTACCTTGCGGTTTCTGTAAGGTTCTTGTAGATACTAAGTGCTTTTGTAGTCTTTATCAAGGGGGATTTATGGCTGGACCGACAAAATCGTGGCGAAACAAGGGAGTTGATATAGCGGCTTGGACTAATGAGAAGGGTCAAGTGTCGTTTACACTTCGTAAGCAGTATTTGAACAAGCAAACTCAAACTTGGACGGATACTAAATACCTATATCAAGATGACCTTAGAAACTTAATTGACCTCCTTCAACAGGCAGTCGCCTGGAATAGTGGCAACGCCGCTGACCGTGAGGAACACAAATGGGCTGCTGTAGAATCTGGCTCTCTCAGCGCAGTAGTCAAAGACACTGTGAAAGCAGTTAAGTTTGAAGATGACGATATACCTTTTTAAAGGACTTTATGAAACTTTATAGTCTTTTTAGGGTAATAGACGGCAAGTGGGAGATAGTTTTGCACATACTGCGAAATGATGACTGGAAGTTTCAGTATGAACCACGACCTGAACTTAGAGCGTTAATTGATGAACACTACGATGTAACTCCAGATGTTATGGCCAAGTTGTTGTTGGATAACGTTTTACATTGCGAAGTTGTAGAGATTCATCACATGTCAGGTCAGGGTATTGTAGTGAGGCGATGCGATGATCAAGCCAGTGAGTGAGCTATTTAAGGATCAGTTGTGGCGTAAGTTGGAAGCACAGCACAAGGCGTCTGTAGAGCGAGGTAAGATAAACCCAGCCACGATTAGTCAGGACGCCGCCATCGTACGGTGGAGCAGTGAGGTATTAACTCAGGAACGCCTGAGAAAGGAGACAAAAAATGAACGCTGATATACCCCCACTCAAAGTTTGGATTAGAAGGGAGTACCTTACAAAAGGCGAGGAGTCAGGATTTGAGGAGGGGGTAGCGTTTGCGGTGCAGTCCATGAAAGGCAGAGCGCTGCACTTCCACGTTCTGCTAAAATCGGGTGCTCATTTTCGTCATGTCCCTTTACACTGGTTATGTCACAATGCTCCTGTAGTAACCGAGGAGCGGCCACTTGAAGCGTTACAGCTTTGGGACTGCTTTAGTTACAAGCCAGTAGTTACAGTTTTTGACCTGCTAAGAGACTATCAATGCGAGGCAATACTCCGTGACAAGACTAAGTATAACGCCACTTATTATTGCACAGTGGATTGGCTGCCTGATTGTGATTCTCAGTCTGGCTGGTTGTTACATCCCGACCAAAATAAATGCGCCCATATACTTCTGTTGGAAAACGGACAAATTGGATGTCTGCCAACCAATAGAGTCCTCTTCAAAGACGGGTTCTATATCGGAAACGTTCCAGACGCTGCCACCCGCAACTATAAAACCGTGGACGTTGTTTTCACCGCCGAAACCTGTGAGCGATGGTCAGTAGCAGACAAAGAGGAGACTTATTACTAATGCAATACAGCACAGACAAAACACAACATGAACGATGGCAGGATGATTTAGTTCATTTGGACGACCTTGCCGCTCAATTTATGATTGAAAACTATTCATCAATAAAAAAAGGTAGTCATTACGACGCTATCAAAGATGGGTTCCTCGTTGGATATAGGTTAGGTAAGCAAAACATAGTTATTGATGAGGCTGATTATATCCATACTCAATGGACTCAGTTACGAATTGCTCGGTTTCGTTTAGAGCAGTACGAAACAAGGCTTGAGGCAAAAGAATCAAAACTACACACGTTCCATGCTCATGTGCGCCGCAAACTTAAAGAGCTTAAAAAGTTAAAAAGCGTTTTGAAAGAAACGTTTACAATTAAGCAGGTAGACTAATGGTAAACAGTAGAGCCAAAGGCGCTAGAGGCGAGCGAGAGCTGGCCAATAAGCTAAAAGAGCATGGGTTTGAAGCTCGTAGAGGCCAGCAGTTCTGTGGCTCCAACGGCGACCCAGATGTAGTGTGCACCGAATTAAGCGAATACCACATCGAATGTAAAGTTGTTCAGTCGCTCAACATCGACAAGGCAATGGCGCAGTCGCTCAATGACTGCAAGGACAAAACCCCAATATGCGTACACCGGAAAAACCACAAACCATGGCTAGTTACAATGTTCCTAGAGGACTGGTTAGCTCTAGTAAAAGCAAACCTTGGTCAGACGTTGAATCCGAACCAGGACCAAACGAAATAAACACTCCCGAAGCCATTATGTGGCTGGCCGTTATCGACAAAGCCATTACGGATTACGTTGCGCCAACACCAGACTTATCAGCAACGTACGCACAAGGTTTAGATTGGTTTTTTTACGAGCGAAAGTCAGTTCCGTTCAACCTGGCCTATATTTGCGATATGCTGTTCGATGACTCATCCAAGGTATCAGCGATTCGTGCAAGGGTCACACGATTAAAAAATAACCCAGAGGAGCTTAAACGCTTCGTAAAGAAACGATACAACCTACGAATCAACAGTAGGTTTTTTTAGCGCTTTTTCTTGTCGATCAGACTCCAAGCCTGACTAACGCCGTACAGTACAGCGCCACCAACTACAGGCTCCGCAGCCCGAACAAGGTTGTGAGCATCAGCCTCCGACACTCCAACTGTAAGCAAGCCACCAGCAGCAAGGGTCAACAGGTGCCGAATAAGGGAAGCAAGAAATACCGGCATAAAATTCTCCGTGTTCTCATAAACGTGGCGCTACCGTATTTACAATCCCGACGCCGTGGATCAACAAACTCACCCCGTATACAATTCATCCAGGGCTCCCAGTAATAGGCTAAATCACACTTAGCGTATCGGTCTACCCATTTCTTTACGTCGATTGTACGGCCATCTGTACCATCCATATCGGCTATACACGGCTTAGACAGATTAGGACTTTCTCCGTGGAACTCACAAACGTATCCCTTGGCGCAGCGTTGCCGGTGAGGACTGTCAACAGGAACACACTGAGGCAAAGCAACAGATACCCGATGTAATAAAACTCTTCTGGCACTTTCATTTAGGTCACACTCCAAACAAGGACTGACGTAACATGTCAGGTTAGTAGAGCTGCTAAACATCACAGCCAGGTCATTTAACTGCTTATCAAAGTATCCCATCAGCTTTTTATCGTTACGAAGCACTGCACGACTGGCAGAGGCTGGCGTATGCCCGTAGAACGCCTCATAACGGCCACAGCGACGATTTCTAAGGCATGGGCCATTAGAGAGATGGACCCGAACAACCTTTGGCCTGGAGTCAGCTATAAGCCTTTTAGGGCACTGGCACTCAGTTCCGAATGTATTGGTTAGCCAGGATAGTTTGAGCGTCTCATGGCCACGGTACATCTTAACCGTCGCATTACAGTTCCAGTCCTTGTGGCACATAGCCAGCAAACTTGGTGCTGCCGTGGCTAGTGGTGCGTATATCAATACTAATAGTATCGATATGAACACCACTTTAAACGGTCTCATTTTTCCAGCACCCTATCGAGTTTCTTATCCATGCGCTCGATCTGAGACTGAATGTTGTTAAGTTCAGCCTTGAGGATCTGAACTTCCATTGTCACCTGATACTTGGATTGCTCAAGCTCATGAAGCGAGTTTTTAACCGCACGATAATCCATGCCAACGATGGAAATCACCACGCCAATGATGGCTTTCACAGCAAGGTCAAACCAATACTTGAGTTGTGTAAAATCTCCGTCCGTCAATGTACCCTCCCGCCGCCATAAGCATCTATAACTACTATTTCTGCTTCGGGAGTGTTCCCCATAAGTTCCATGAACTTTTGGAACGCCGATTTGCTTGCTAATATCGCTGATTCACTGCCAAGTTTGCCAAACTGCAAACCGACTAAGATACAACCATGCGTGTCCTTATGCGTATTGCCAGCGTGAATTAATATATGGCTACGCTCAGGGACATCCATTATTTGGTAGGTTAAACCAAACTTAGGACTACGATGTAGTTTTAGTTTGTAACGACCAACTGGGATACAGCTAATTAACTTTTCGTTGTATCGCCAGGGATCCTCCAGCGTTACTAACTCAGGAGAGCCGTCGATACAGAGGACGCCCATGGTAGCGCCGTTATGCTCTGTAACTCTGACTAACCTAAGCTGCTTCATGTTGGTGGTACCGGAAACACCCACAACTTAGGATCTGCACCCTGCTGCGGAAGGTCTCGTAGCTCCTGGCGATACACTGCCCAATCCGATTTATTAGCGAGATCAACGTCTGGGAGTTGAGTGTAATCACTGCTTTGCAATTCGTGGTTGCACCATTGTTTGATCCAAGCAATTATTTCTGCATTGCTTACTAATTCAGGCGCAAGCCATTCTGGTAGTGTTGTTTGCCAATCCATTACACACTCTCATAGTTAAAGTTTAATCGGATATAGGTTCCTGTGCCAGCGGTCCAATTAGTATTTACCAACACATTTTTTGAAATAACAAAATTGGTTGCTGATGAAAAATATCCAAAGCCGATTGTGGTAGCAGTAGCGTCCAAACATAAACCTGGTAGAAAAAACATATTGGTTGACGAAATGCTGGATGATGCGTTGACCGGAGATGTTAGGTTTAATCGCGGATTGCCGCCAGTTCCTAAATTTATTTGTACATTCATCTCCAAAAAAACGGTTTTGTTTATTTTTCTGAAACGAGTATTAGACGTTGTAATGCTTGAAACAATGTTAGGTGCTTCACCAGTCAAATTGGTTGTGGTAATGGTGTAATCCAACCATCCACTCGGATCGTTTGCGATCCTCATGTATGTACCATCGTAAACCAATTCAAGAATAGCTCCTGCTACCCACGAACCGATAGTCGGCGAGGAATTTAACCCATCGTTGCTAACAATCTGTTTTGTGCCGATAGCATTTATATTTAAAGTATGCGCAGTTGCGCCAGCTCCTGTAGAGCCTAACCCACTTCCAACGAGCATCCTAAATTTTTGTCCAGCCTTGTACGCTGTAATGGCAGGAGTAGCTGTTGCTGTCTGAGCCGTAGCTGTACCGCCTGTAGTGCCTAGCCAAATAAAGTCACCATCTTGCACCTGGTCGACTCTAGCAAGCTCTGTTCGTGCCGTAGCAGCAGCAGCGTTGGTGTACTTAAAGCCGCCAAGGTTAAGGTTACCAGTAGCAGGGTTAGAACCATCCTTGTTAAGGCACTGGTTGATACCAGTGGCGAAGTCATCGTCCTGTGTGTCGTGGCGTCCAGCCTCAATGCCTATGCCTAGCGACGCATCGCCAACCCAACCGCCAGTTGAGTTGTTGCCCTTTGTATAGTTCCCACCCGACCAAGCCATGTATCCTCCTAAATTAAACTCAAAACTTTATCGACGTATCGTTGTGTTTCTTTCGGCATATACTTGGAAACGTTCTCCCAAGTTATAGGCTTGTTTTCTTTTTTAACTTTTCTAATAGCAGCGTTTACTACTTCAGGTCGTGAGTTGTAAGCAGCAAACAATAACATCGGCTCCTTATACTTGCCGTAGGTATCGTCTAACTCAACAAGCAGTTTGCTTGCGCCTGTGATTGCTTGCTTTGGATCAAACGAGTTCTTTACGCCTAATGCTTTAGCTGTCGCTGGCATGAGCTGAACTAGGCCTTCTGCCTGACCATACTTAGTTTTGGGTCCAACAGCGTCAGGGTTAAAGTTTGACTCTACTTGAGCAATCGCCTTTACCCATTTAGGGTTTATGCCAAACTCCCGTGGAATTTCATCAAGCAGCGCACTTATCTCTTGCTTGCCAACCTTAACATTTGCCTTTGGCGCATTTGACGACGTTTCAAAGCCTTGGATCTGATTAAACAAATCATCCACTTCTGGCGAAGTCATAGCGGCAGCGCCAACGCCACCAACGCTTAATAAATCAGACTTCTTCGATGATTTAGTTTCTTCGATAGCCTTGAAACCTGTAGCTGGCTCACGACCAGCAGTAGTTCCAGTAACTGCGCCAACTTTACCTGCCGCTGTTCTGGTGTTGCGCAATGCTTCTGTCAGCTTGCGTACTTTACCAATTGTTTCTAATCCTTGTTCTGGAGCGGAAAACAACAGCCTTGCATAACCTTCATAAAATTCAGGTTTTTTATTGCCACCCAATACTTTAGAAAGCATTTTACCGCCTTCTGTAACTGGGTTTTTCATGAACTGCATTGCTTTCTGAATAGCTCCAATGCTTTCTTCAACAGCTTGTTCACGCTGAAGTAACGGAGCTGTTGGAGATCCTGCAAAGTATTTACGCTGACCTTTAAGAATTGTTTGTTCTACAGTTAATGGTTCAATAATTTTATCAAACTTGTTGCCTAACGCTGCTTGTAACTTAGCTCGCAATGCTGGCGAATCAATAAGCTTATTGATTGGGTTGCGCTCATCAGGAGCCGCATCAACGGCACGTTGCAAATACGATCTAACTCCCGATTCCCAATCTTCTAACTTGCCAGCCTGAATGAAATCATCCCGCAAACTAGCAATAGTGTCAGCATCAAGCGCAAATACTCTTCCAATAGTACCAGGCTTATCGGGACTTACATTTGCCAAAAATCCTATCTTGCTTTGCTCCTTAGCCGTAAGTCCCTTGCTCATCTTAGCAAAGGTTTCTGTTGCGGTGCCGTAGTCCGGCGACTCGTTTTTTATTGCCTTCATCAAAGCGTTTCTAGCGTCTTGAATTTTGCCAGAAGTGTATTTGTTTTTGACCGCTCTCGCCTTTCCAGCAAGATACTGCTGTGCTTGGTGCAATACTTCAGTGCTAGAATCTGGAAGGCTTGCAAGTTCTGGAAGCTCTTTTCGTACGGCTTTGATAGCTCCTTGTATTCTAGGATTTTCGGTAATCAGCTTTATGCTTTCATCTTTTGTAAGCTGTGGCGTTTTTTCAAATGCAGCATCGTACAAACCTTTAGTAGCTTCTTTTCTTGCTATTCCAAGCTCATCAAGTAACGACTTTGCTCCCTGGACTAACTTATTAGCAGCCGCCGTAACGTTACGCTGAGGACTAATCACATCCAAACTTTGTGTAATACGAGCAGTCGCATCAGCAGCTCTCCCTTCTATAGCCTTTTGAGCAATTTCTATTGAAGCTGGGTAGTTGGCAATAAATTTAGCTTCTTGAAACAAGGATGGCGATTGTACCGCTTCAGGAATGAATAGCGGTTTGCCCAATTCGCCAGCTCTTATCAAGGCTTGCTCTGCCGCTGGAATAGCTTCTGGTGCTGTTTCAGATAAGATTTTAGCAAGTTGCATTTCTTGCGCTGTAAATGCTGGTTTGCCACCTAAACCAACGGCTCCACGTTCTGCGCCACCCAATGCAGCTTGAGTAAAAAATGGCTGAAGAACATATTCAGAAGCGAGTTGACTCCCTTTGCCAAGTGCGCCGCCTAAAAGGGCTCCGGTTCCTGCGCCAATAGCGCTACCCGCTAAACGCTCTCCAGGCTGCGCTGATCCTGCACCAACAAGCCCGCCTTGAGCTGCGCCTATTGCAGCTAATTGACCAATGGTAGGAGTTGCTTTGCCAGTGGCACCAAGCAATAGCTTCGAAGCTAGTCCAGGGGCTGCAACACCAGCGCCAAGCAACCCAGTTCCTAGCCCTGCTGCTATTTCAGAACCTATAGCAACGCCTGGTTGCGTTTCCATGATGCGTTGTCGCATCGCTGCTTCGTTTGCAAGTTCATCTTGATAAGAACTTCCACCAAATAAACTACGCAATCCCGCAACTGCTTCATCTCCAAACGAAAATGTAAGCCCTTGAGAAGCTCCGCTTAATGCCGCAGCTAAAGTATCGTAACGATCAACTTTTGCTTGCGCCTCTTTTACAGCGGCTTCGTTGCGAGCAAATTCGGCCAACTTGTCCGCTGGTATTTGCGGAGTTGAAAACCCTTGAATTTGCTGAAACAACTCTTCTTCTGTAGCCATTACTTTGTTCCGTAAATAGCAGCCGCTTGTTCTTTTAGTTGTGCAATTTTAGCCGGATCGTTTGTCATTTGTAATTGCGACAATATTTGTTGAAGAGCATCTTTTTTAGAAGTTTTAGCAGTATCGGCAATCTCGCCCCATGCTTTTGGCTCACCAAGGTATGCAATGTCTTTAGTCGGCAACCCTCGCTCTCTAGCCAATCCTTCGTAGTAATCCTTAGTAGTTTTATATCGTTCTGATTGCGCTTGATAAGCACGCTCTGCAATTCTCATAATGCCCTCACGAGTTGGAGCACTTAACCCACCTTCTCCTGCAAACGCTCGTGAAAGCTCGCCTTTAAGACGATCTGGGATGCTTTGACTTGCCATGATAGCAGCCTGTTCGCCTTCCCGTACCGCCATGCCAGGCTCAATAAGTTGAACAGCTCTACGCACAAGCTCTTGTGTCGCAACGGCGTTAGGGTCTTTTACAGCTTTTGCTACTACTTTTGCAGCAGTATCAATCAATGAAAAGTTTTTAACTTCAGGCAATCCGCTAAATTCTTTTCTTAAATCGTCTGCTCTTTGTAGCTTTTCTTCGTTGAGTTTTTGTTGCGCTGCCAAAGCCTCTCGCTCTGGCTTAGTCAAAACTTCATAGGCGTCTGGGCTGGTTAATATACTACCGTCAATAGGTGAGGTAGCTGTCCCTGTAATTGTTGTCGGTGCTGTTAGTGTTGCTGCTAGTAACGCCTCTCGACGTGCTTTGCGCTCTTCGTCAAACTTACCTAGTTGGCTGTATGGAATACCCAATTCCTTGCTTCGCTCAATATCAGCTTTTAGTGGCTCAAGCGCCATTAACTTAGCTTTTTCTTGCTCAATCAAAAGATTTTGCATTGTGCCTTGCTTGTTAAGAGCTTGCGACAACGTACTAAGCCTACCGCCTACCCCTGAGCTTATCGCTTCACTTGGCAATGCTGCTAAGAAGTTTGTACGAGCTTCTGGCGTAGTAAGAGCTGACATTTGATTAGCGTACTGCTGTGTTTGCAGTCCCATATCAAAGGCTTCTTTTCGTGCCTGGTATCCAAGCAATGAAGCTACTAACGCACCACCAAGGGTGACGCCAAGGTTTTGCATAGGACTGGCGTATGGATTAACCAGCGTAGGAAGTGCCTGTGCTACACTTTGAGCGCCAATGCCCCAATTAGTATCTAGTGGCGTATACTGTAATCCTGCCAATGCGTTAGTAAGTTCATCTGCCATAGTTAGCTCGGTTTGGTAAGTCTGTTAGCAAATGCGTTTCCAAATGCTTGAGCGCCGCCAGTTACTGCGGCGTTTCCAGCGGTTTGTCCCCCACCTCCTTGTGGATTCCCATATAGCCCCATTGTGTAAGCAGCATAAGCAGCATCAGCAGAACTGGTTCCTCCTCCTCCGCCACGGCTCATTTTAGCAATACGCTCTGCACTAGCTCTGTCACCCCGACGCATAGCCTCTTCAAAATCACGCTGCCTTTGCGCTTCTTGTTGTTGCGCTGAAATGCCAGATTGTTGCCCGTAAAGCTCAAGGTAAGGACTAGCCATTTGGCTTGGCAACAATGCGGTGCCAGTTGCTTGAGCAAACCCTTGCTGCTGATAACCTTGTGCTGCTTGCCATGCTGCGTTCTGTGCGTCCTGACGAGCTGACCCTTGTTGCTCTGCCAACTGCTTAGTCAATGCTTGATACGCTGGAGAGTTAGGATCTAACCCACGCTCTACGAGGCTTTGCTGTAGTTGCTCGTTTTGTCGTGCGAACTGCTCTTGGTTCTTACGTTCAAACTGGTTGTAGATCGTATCGTATGCTCGTTGCATACCTTGCTCAAATTGGGGCTGATATTCTTGCTGGAACGTATTTGGATCAAAGTTACGAACATCGCCAATACTTTCCTGTACCAAACCCTCCAGACCGCCCTGAATCTGTTGTTGCGGTGTAGGAGCTGCTGGTCCCTGAGTAGTAGGGGTAGAGGCTTTTGGCGCAAACGGATTTTGTTTAGCTGGCACAAACGGCTTTGCTTGGTTAGCCAAACGCTTACCGTAGCCATCAACCTTGTAGCCTTCTTTGTCTACCCATTGACCATTAAACTGCCAGTTCCCCCGCTTAGAAAGTGGAGGAGTTTTAGGGTCTTTAGCCATTGCTGTTTTTGCTGGTGCCATAATTATACCTGTCCACCCATATCGTATCGAACCTCGAATCCTAGTATCTGCATAGTTGAGTTCTTTAGTGAACCGCCAAATCGTACAGCGGCACAATGTCCCTGACCCTTGGTGGCGTATCGGTCAAAGACGTATTCGACCTCTGCTGACCACGGACTGCCCCATGGACTACCCCATGGAGTGAACACACCGGCAGGAGTAGAAACTGCCGTAACGGTGGCTGCTCGCCTAAAGTCAGTATCTAAACCAATGTTTAAGGTTACTCCACGCTTCACCTTCAGAATTGGTCGAATATCCTTAAACGCCTTGTAGTTTGACCGGCTGCCATAGAAGCTAAACGCTGACCGGCCACTATAGGCTATGGATTGGCTTTCAGTCGCCGTTACAGCATCGGCCTGACCTGTCTCACCCTTCCATACGATACCCGTTGAGGATGCGTAATAGGGCTTTTGGTTGAACAAACAGCTACTAAAGGCGTGTTCATCGTTATAAAGCTGGAACTGGGTCCAACCCTTAGTATCAATGCTGTAGACTAAGAAACGACAAGAGTTACCAGTTGTGGGGATGCTGATATATACCCTGCGTCCTTGCGGCCAGAAAAAGCCTGACCACTGGTGGTCGAAACTTAATACAGCGGCGTATTGCGATATAAGCGGGTTTACCTTGTAGCTAACGATTTGAACCGCTGCTTCAGGGTCTGACATAAATAGGCCAGAAATTGGGACAATTCCCTGCTCGCTTATGACCCAAACATCATTGTTTATTCTAACAAACGCTCTGTATCCAAGCGGTCGTCCAATGTAATACCGAGCTACCAACGCCCAGGATGTAGGGTCTCCAGCATAGGTACCGTTGTAGAAAACGATCTCGCCTTCGCTGCTACACGCCCAGAAATAATCTTGACTTGTCATGCTGGTATTGGTGCTAAAGCTGCCAATGCCGACAAGGTATCCACCCTTGGTAAAGACGTATTGAAAGTCAAAGGATGTGAGGGCAGGCGTTCCAGCAGTTCCAGTTACCTGCAAACCGCCATACCAAACCTTAGCTGTGTTTTCTTCTACGAAATATAATCGTTCTTTATAGGCGGTAACGTTTATAAGATTAGCAGTTGTAACGCCGGTAAAGGTTACGTCAATAACGTTACCAGTCCCCGTATAAACCTTGGCGTTATCCACCCCGTTACACATATAAAGGTTGTTGCCGTAGGTTACCGTCTGGAACTCACCGTTTGTAACGGTCGTAGCGCCCTTAATTGATGTAGACACCCCACCAGTCGTTATCTTGTAAATGTTGCTGCTGGTGGCCGCTATAAGCTGCGTAGTGGCATCTTTAAGCTGTAGTGACGTCAGGGTCACAATAGGCGTAGCAGCACCTATATTGGCAAACTGCTCGTAGCCAAGACGAACGGTTGGAGCGTTTGCACCTGGAAACACATTAACGAGTTCCAGAGCAAACGTTGGCTCCATGTTGTCTATTGGACTTACTAGGTCCAA